CAGGCAGCGACTAGGTTATCTGGATCATCGCTTCCGCCTCTTGCTACGGGTATCACATGGTCGCATGTATTGGCTTCGCTTCCACACCAGAAGCAGATCCACCCGTCCCTATTAAGGATACGAAGACGAAGCTTCTTCCACTGTGTCGAGTTGCTCTTACGCTGTGAGTGTAGAGTCATTAGTAATAGTTCCTCTCTTGATGGAATGCCCACGCTTTACAGTTACTACCATAACGATTCGTAATGTATTTAAGAGTAGCGTCTATCTGGCGATAAGGGTCTAGATCTCTGTAATGCTTAGATCTCATCTGGCCTAGTCCAAAGTGCGAACCGTTCTTCGCTAAATAGTTCCAGCGAGATTCCTTAGTAATGATTCTGTTAAAGCATTGGAACTCTTTATAGTCCAAGATTCGACTATGAGAGTAGAGCTTTAGATGATCTACGGAATAGTTCTTAGCTGTTGCTTCTGGAATGCTTACTGTTAATAGCAGAGCCGTAAGAGCATAGAGCTTGGCCGATAGCTGCATTCGCCTTAGCGAGCTATCCGCCACAGCGGCTCGCTTTAAGCGATAACAGCGTACCGAGACTGTCAAGTTTAACATTGTAACGAGCGTACTCTTGGGCGTTGCGCACAGCCTGTTGATAACTTCTGTGGATAACTTCATGGCTTACCGCCCCACCCATTACCCTTAAACACGACTCCACCAAGCGAGTAAATGCGCTTCATAGGTACAGTGCAATTAGGACAGTAAGGATCTCTGGCCAGTGTGTCCTCGATAGAACGCTGGACTTCTAGCTCTTTACTGCACACTTCGCAGCGATAATCATAGGTCGCCATTAGCTTCTCCAATTAGTGCCACTGTCATAGTCGAGCAGACGCAGCACTGGATCGTCTTCACATTCTCTGGAAGATTATCCGTAATTACACGAATTAACTGTTCTGTGTCCTTCTTGCAGACTCGGCATTTATAGCGCAGCTTGTCCATAGTTGCTCCCTTTAAGATTCTCGATCGGCTGTAGATTCTGTTGCGTAACCCACCAAGTAGGCTGCTTAGCATGTTTGTATCGTGGACGCTTGGCCATGGCTACGGGTATCCAGCCCGCTAACCTGTAATTCGGGCTACTGCCTACGACTAGAACGGCGACATCACTCTGGCGATCATTCTCGTAGATGATGAGCTGACCAGAGTCATAACGCGTCCACTTTACTTCGATAAAGCTTCCGACATCGGCCGTCTTCTTAAATTGTGAAGACCTTGGATCGAAATCGATAAAGCCTAAGTAGCGAGCGACCAAGATCTCGGCCACGATTGATTCGGCCACTTGCGCGACATAATCATGGAAGCCGAGTTCTCTGTCGTATCTACTCGAAGCGTCTGCGTGACCTTGGATCTGGGCGATTCGTTCTAAAGCTACTGTATGAGCTAAGACTTTATCTTCGATCGTCGGTTTAACCTTCATCTACAGTCACCGCATAACCAAGTTAACTTCTCTCCACCTTGGCCCTTGGTATAACCGAAAGCGTCCAGCTTCTTTAATCTGGAGCAGCTGTCACACTGTTCGATCTTGTATTCTGCAATTACTTCGCCATTCTGTAGAAGTTTGGCTGTCATAGATTGCGGATTAAGAATCTCGATTAAGTCGCTCATAGGTGTAACCGATCTTCGCACTTGTTACAGAAGAAAACGACTAAACCGTCATCTCTGTCGTATTCGTTTACTTGCGTAAAGTCGTCACAGTCCGAACAATTCTCGACTCCACCGTAACCGCTAAAACTGTAGATGTGTCCGTCTGGCGATGTGTAAATCTTTTTTAAATCGAAGTCGCTCATCTTTAGACCTGTGGCTTCCACTTGCCATCGCTGGCTAAGACATACCACAGCGGCGAACACTGTGTCGCCTTGGTCTTCTCGACGCAGAACCAACCGCCCCAAGCTTTACCCGTCTTAGCTTCGCCAGTCTTAAAGATTCGATGTCCATGGCTGCAATACGGAGCTTCTGGAAGTAACTCTTTACCCAGCTGCTTAGCGATCTCGTCCATTGATGATCCAAGGCTAGGAATGCCGCTCTGTTCGGCTTCTTCTGCCGTCTTATAACTTGGCACTTCGCCGAACTTCTGTGTCCATGGATCGTAATCGTCGGCCGTTGAGTTCGCGACCTTAGTGCTAATGGTCTCGACTTTCTCCATGTCCTGACGAGTAGGACGCTTATCTGCTCCAAGTAGTAGACCGATAGCTCTTCCGATAGCCGATGTAACAGTGTCCTCGACGAAGAACTTCTTCATGTTGATGTTATAAGTCGCGACATTACCGAACGCGTAATCGGTAGCCGATGGCTGTAGATCCTCGTACTCGCGAAAGATCTGGGCTTGGATAAGGACATAACCCTTCTCGGCGTTAAAATCCACAATGTTCGTCTGGACTCTAGCTGTAGGGTGTGTAGCCCATAGACGGGCGATTCTGGCTGCGACATCTTCGTAATTGTCTAAGAAGCTCATTAGCGCACTTCCTTAGCTGCCTGACGAGATACAGCTCGACCGCGCTTAAAGCCTTCGCGCTGGCCTTCTTTATAACCTACTGAGTAGCTCATAGCTGCCCATAAGATCCCAGCTATTAACATCATTACGATAATCGATAATTCGTTCATTACTTGCTCCCGATACTGAAAGCGACATTCGCGCTCCCTATGTAAAGAGTGAAGCAAGAACGGGTCTAGGTCAAGATTCCCGCTTATCTGTCGGCGTGTCGATTGGTGTTTTCGGCTTGGACTTTAATCCGTTACCCGCAAGAACTCCGCCTAGTGATCCAGTTAAGAAGATCGCGAGAGTCTTTAGAAGATCAATAAAGGCGGCGTCGTTCGGAGCTTGATTACCGATCGGCTGTGTAACGAAGATAAGCGCGTAAGTAATGCCAAGGGTTACGATCAAGAAGACGGCGGCTAAAGTAGAGCCGATGATAAGAATTAAAGTCGCGTGGACTTCTTCTGGGCTACGGCGTCGAGCTGGGCTGTGGAGCTTCTTCTCCAAGGACATCGCTAGTACATGTTCCAGTAGGGATACATTGTGGCTTTTGACATTCTGGCTTCGACCAGTTCTCGTATTCTTGGCATTCATAGCGAACCCAACCCTGATAACCACAAGCGGAAAGCCCGACCGAAAGGACTAAGGCCAGACTTCCCGCGAGTAGTTTCCGAGTCACTTCCCCGATAACCCGAAAGCTGAATCTTTAGGATTTAGCCAGCGTAGGATTACAGGCAGAACGGCGGCAAGGCCCGCCATGCCGATCGCCTTGGGATCTGAGACTCCAGCCATGTAAACAGCAATAGACGCAGCTAAGAAACTACGCGCCCAGCTTGCGAGTAACGCTTTTAAGTTTTCCATCTTTCTTCTCCTTGATCTTCGGCTTCGCTGCCGACTGAGTAGGTATTTCGACGACTGGATAATCGCCAGCATAAGCCACGAACTTAGGGCGTCCGAAGCCTACGATCTCTTTACCGCTCCCGAATGCCCGCTCTTTAATCATGACCATTCCGCCGTTACGCTGATCGCCAGTTCCCGAAGTGTTTCCCTCGATGGTAATTACTGACTTCGACTTAACTCCCACCACGATTCCGATGTGCGAGATACGGTCGACGCCATCATGCGGAAAGTCCATGAATGCAAGATCGCCGATCTTCGGCTCTAGCTCTACCCAGCGACTTACTTCTTTAAGCTTATGCGCTCCCGCAGCTGTAGAAACCATCGATGGAATCTTTACGCCCGCTGTATGAAATACCCAGTTACAGAACGATCCGCACCATGGAAGACCGTCGGCCTTCGTAAACTTTCCGTACTTGGTTAAGTTATCGCCTTCTTCGACTGTACCGACTTCGGCCAGTGCTACTTCTACCACTGCCGCAGCTGTACCGATTGGATAGTTCATTCGGCCGCTACGATCGGTGTGGATTGTTCCGCTTGTCGGCGGTCGTATTCTGGCTTTGTCATTGAGGTAAATTGTTCGTTGCCGTGGTCGATAATGGCGTGCTCTACTTCATTAACTGTAATAAAAGTTACATTTTCCATTTTACAACTCCGCACTTAATCCGAGGTAACCTGCTGAACTTGTTGTCAATAATTCATAGAATTGTTTTGCCGTTAAACCACTTGCAACAACACAATTGATGTTTGGATTTTGGCTATCTGCTGCATTGATTGTTGCTGTTGTAACAGCAAAAGTTGCTGAACCATCATAAAGTTGCAAGCCTGAAAAATCAATAGCAGAAACATTCGTCCTAAGATTTACAGGTAAATAAAATGTTATCGAAGCAGTTGTGCTATTTGCTCCTGGACCTACTGCAAGGCGTTGCGCTGCGCTTCCTGTCGTTTTGCCCAATCTGTTGTAGTACCTTTGACAAGCGGCTAATTCTCCTTGGATTGTTCCGCCAGCGCGTGTGAAAGTTGTAGGTACGGCGCTGATTTCCATCTGTACGCCTGAGATGTAGAAAGAATTACCTGAACCTAATGAAGTCATTGAAATACGAGGCATTAAACTTTTAGATGTACTTGTCACCGTAAAAGTCTGTGAAACTCTTACATAAGTAGTACTAGCAACATTTTGTGATGTGCCACTTGTGAAAGTCCAAGACCCAGCAGCAGCAACATCTGTTGAAGTGGATTGTCCTAAGTCAATAGTGAAGTTTGTTGATGCACTTGCTGCAACATAAGCTGAAACAATAATGTTTTGTCCAGCCAAAGGAATTGCTAACTGGCTCTCTAATGGCTGTTGGGCAACCACTTGAGCAGATGAAACCGATTGCGTCAGTTTTAAAGCATAACGCGCAACGCTTGGGACAATTGTTGTTTCTTGCGCACTTGTTGTTGTGCCTCCAGCATTGTTTATGTACCAGCGGTCAGCCGTTACATAACCAAGACTTGTGCTGCTTGTGCCTCGTTGCCAAAAATCCATTGCGCCGTTAATTAAATAATTTTTAGCGGCAGCCTGTGAGCCTTGATAGCGCAAGCCTGTTGAAGTGGAAGAATCTGCTACAAGTGTCTCACCGTTGTTGCCTACTGCTAGGCGTGCTGGTGTGTCGTTTGCACTAGCTGCAACAAGATCGCCCTTAGCGTCGACGATAGAGTTTTGGATAGCGTTAGCGTCGTCGGTCGTAACCCATGAATAATCTAAATCTGTGTTAGAAGCTTTCGCTAACACCTGTCCAGTCGTTCCGCCTTTAAGATCGACTAGAGCTGTATCGATGTCCTGACCAAGAGCTGCGATCGCCGTCGCGCCGTCCTTGACCAAGTCGGTCGACTGCGGAATGTCCCAGCCGAAGTTCGTAGTAGTAGTTGCCATGTTATGCCACCGATCCGATCGCGTTTTCCCATGTAAGAGTAGGGCTGATTGTATTCCATGACTCGGCCGCGTTGACTTGATTCCATCGGAGTGTCACCTGCGAGAACTCCAGCGGCGAAGCGTTTATCGTAATAAATAGCGAGTTATAACTGGCCCTAAAAGACCAGCCTTCGACATAACCTTCGAAGACAGTGTCGACGATGTTAGGCGGAAGATCTGTAACGCGTAACGGCATTCCCATAAAGATTCCCAGAAGTGCGTCGCGGTCTGTGTCGTCGATGTCTGGAGAAGCTATAGGGAACTCGATCGAATCGAAGAATGCGCGTGGATAAGCTTTAAGCTGTAGACGACGAGCTAGAGCCAGAATCGCGTCGGCGGTCTTTTCGATGTTCGTGTCCCAGATTTCAGCGAACTTACCGAACTGGGAGATAGAAGCTAGATCGCTATCTGTAAGTGTTGAGCCGTTATCGTAATTAACAGTAATAAAGTTACGAACATCGCCGCTTCGGGTTACTGACTTTAAGCCTACGCCGATTCCCTGAGTCGCTGAGATCTCGGTATAACCATTAGCTGCGAGATAAGTCTGTCGATGTAAAGCGTCGGCGTACCCGATTCGTCCTGATCCGTCCTCGAAGAGATAACCGAGACCAGACTCCGCGATTTGGCTGGCTAATGTGTAGCTAGAAACTGGGTCTGCTGCTCTGTTAACCATTTCGTATTGCCCAGGCTGATCGATTTCTCCAAGTCCTACATTCTCGGCGTTAGCCCAAGTCGTCGTCGGATCGTACTGATACCACTGTAAAGCGGGAGCTACTTCGTTCCAGTTATTGAGAAGTAAATCGGAAAGAATGTTAAAGATCTGAGTTCCGTCGTAGTCCTTAGCTAAAGATAGTTCCCAGTTAGCCCGAGCCAGTTTAGAAAGTGCGCCAAGTGCGGTAATGCGAGCCGAAGTAACATAAGTCGTCGCTCCAGCTGATACCACGCTTATTTCGATGTCGCTGATAAAGCCGCCGTAGAGATCGACATAAGTCCCCGTCGAATCTTTAATCGAGATAAGGATCTCGTTACCTACTGTAAAAGGGTAAGAAGTATTTTCTAAATTGATAAGCTCGATGTAGCAATAGCCCGCGACTGGCTGCTCATAAACAGAAGTTCGGCCGCTAGTGATCTGAACGCTAGCCAGTGTTACTTCTTGATAATCGACGCTATTAATAAGAACGCGCCATTCTGGATTCCAGAGTGTCACGCGAACGCACCCGATCCAAGAGTTCCGCGATAACTAGAATTATTAAGAACATTAATAATCGCTCGCGCTGTACCTTCTGGGTCGATTGCACCGTTAACGGTTAGGTTAATGACTGAACCGCGTCCGCCGCCTAGAGAATGATTCGGGATAATCGCTCCGCTACGGCTTGGCGTAAATAGTTCTGGCCCTTGTTCTCCGACTAGATAGGAAGTTCCCGAAGTGACTGGGCCACCCATGGCGCGCGCGCCACCGAACACGCGATCGATAAGACCAGAGATTCCAGACACGACAGGATTGTCTTTAACTAATTTAATAAATGCCTTTACCTTATCGATCATGTCGTCTAAGAATCCGACCACTCTGGAGACGCCAGTAATTACCGCGGAGATTGCCGTTCCAAGAACCTCGAACGCGACTTTAAGAACTGTTCCGATGACTGGCCCCAAGGTGTCTCTTACGAACCCAGCCACCGACTTAAACAGCGTAAAGAGCGGACTTAGTTCTGCTTCATTACTAGCGATCGCGTTCTTAATTTTGTTAAATGCTGAGAAGAGTCCTTCTAATGCTGGGCCGAAGACAGCAGCGAAGAACGGAGCTACGAAGTCTTTCATAAAGGTGTAAAGAGACTTAAAAGCTGGAACGACGAAGTCCGTAATAACTCCCTTAACTGTATTAAGAGGCCCTTCTAAATCTTTACCAATAGACGAAGCCATAGAAGAAAGAGCTGGAATAACCTTATTAACGAATGAGCTAACGAGTGGAGTAAGAGCGTCTAAGACGAAAGAACCTACCGTCTCTTTACCTTCTTGGAAAGCGATGTTAAGTCGATCTAACTTTCCTTGGAAAGTGTCCGCCTTAGCTGAGGCTTGATTCTCGAAAGTATCGGCAAGCTTCTTCGTGATCTCGTCCATCGAGAGAGTTTTTAGCTGTGCAGCTGATAGTCCTACGCCTAACTTACCGAGTGAAGCTGTGCTGCCCTCTGTTGCCTTGGCTAACGCATTAGAAACCGCTTCTAAACTTTTTCCGCTGCCCGCGCTTATGTCTAGGGCTAGGGCTTGCAGCTTCTGGGCTTTCTCTACATCGCCAGTAGCGCGAGCTAATCTTTCCAGCGATGGCCGAAGCTCATCATCTGTCACTCCGAACGCGAGCGATGTCTGAGTTATGTAACCTTCGGTCGCCTTGATCTGGGCATTCGTCGCGCCCGTAACATTCTTTAGAGTTAAAGCGAGTTTCTCCTGAGCGGCTGCGTCTGCGATCGCTGACTTCACGCCATCGATTAGAAGCTTTCCCGCGTAAGCTGCGGCGGCTACTGTTGCAGCTGCGAAAGCGGCAGCGGCTACCTTGCCGAACTTGCCGATCTTGTCTGAAAAGCCTTCGACTTCTGTCTGCGCGCCTTTAACGCCCTTCTTTAATTCGTCAAAGTCGGCGTCGAAAGTTATCTTTACTTTTGGAATGCCAGCCATTAGTCGAGACCCACTTTCTTAATTACGCCCTGAATAAGATCGATGTATTCTTTCGCGACGATTGGCGTGTAATAGTCAACAGCTGGAGCGATCCAGTAGCCGCGTTTATTGCGCGGGGCCTTAAAGCGATCGGTATAAGCGCGACCGAGTGAGTCCGTACCGCGACCGCCGCCGTATTCTGTTCCCCATAGAAGCGCGCCCGCTGGAGCTGCATTCTGGCGAACTTTAGATCCTTTACCGCTCTTAGAAGCTTCTCCGCCGTACTTACGGCCGACCTTCTTAGGGCCGCCTATGTCGACCCGAATAAGACGATCTCTTTTAGCGACGATCGTCTGAGCTACGAGCTTAGTCTGTGGAGCTGGCGCACCATTCGCGCTCATCATGAGCTGGCCCGCCAGACGCTTCGATAGTGGAAGAGCTGCGTCGCGGATCTCGTTCTGTGTTTCCTTGTCGAGAAGATTAAGAGTCTGGATCAAGTTTTTAAGCGCGGCTGGCTCGACTTCTATCGAGTAGACGCCCTTCTTACTTGCCATTCCGTTTCTCCAGTATCTCTAACGCCGTTAAGATCTGCTCCGCCGTCTGCCACTCGCTCATCGGAATCTGTGTCGCGATAGAGAGTTCGACGATTAGTCGATTTAGGCTTCCGACGGGATAACTTTTGGGTTTGCGTTACTCGCTGAGACTTCCGCAACCGTTTCGATCCAGACCTCGTAAGGTTTGACTGGAGTTCCCGCAGCTTCTCGCTTCATGGCTTGATAGCCAAGAAAGAGAAGATCGTTTACTCCGATCGATTCGGCTTGCTGGATAGTCTTACCGAATTTAGTTTCCCACTTCGACCACTCGGGAGAAGCCGCCACGAATGTAGCGGCCTCTCCTGAGAAGTATTCGACTTCGATGTTTAGTTTCATGTTCGCTCCCGATTCTGTTTTTTAGCTAAATGTTTCGCTTGGTGTTCCCACTACTGTAAAGGATAGCGTTACAGTTTGAGCGTCTGGGCTAGAACCGCCGACGCTTGGGAAGATTGGTAGAACATTAAATGCGAAGACCGCACCTGTAACAGCTGTTAGCGATACCGCTAAAGTCGTGTTAGGGGCTGTCTCTGCCGCTGTCCATAGAGCTTCGCAGAGTGAATCCGCTGCGCCCCAGTCTGCAAGCATTTCGACATCGAATGTCCACTGCTTATCGATCGAACGATAAGCCTTAGCGTAAAGAGTGTCGTAAGTTTCGATAGTTACATCTCCGCTTAATGTTGCGCTTGTTGCTTGCTCGTTATAGTTTTTGGTCGCGATCGTAACCGAAAGATCGCGCCCTGTAATTACGGTCGTGGCCATGTTGGTCTCCTAGTTTGTTTGTGTGTAATAAGTCGAAAGCTGAATCTCGCAAGCGAGAATCTCTGACGCGCCTATGTTTAACGGAATCGGATTCGATACGTCTCCGACTTCGTACCCTGACGGAATAGCCGCCAGAATGCTAATTACGAGCTTCTCGATGTTATCAAGCGCGCTCTGATTATCGTAGATCGCTACGCCTACGGTCATGATTAGATTGACTTTAAGTTTTACATTCCCTTTACCTAAGAAGCTTGGCTCTAGGTAGGGCGTGTTCGGGACGACTGCCGCGAACGGAACGATGGGCGACTCTGGAACTGAGTCGTAAGTGTTAGCCGCTACTCCTTGGATCGCTGTCTTTAATGGAGTTCGGATGCTAGTTAAGATCGAGCTGGCGGTCATTATCCGACCATCGTGTCGACGTCGATGTAGTTACCCAAGAGGCCCACGACGCGATTTAACAAGCTGCGCCCCATGCGATAAGGACTCGAAGCGAAGTCGAGCCCTTCGATCTGACCGCCCGCAGCTGTGCGAGATTGGAAGACTTCGATAGATACGGCGTAGATAGCGGACTCGATCGACGCGTTTCCGACGTAGAGAGTCGCAGCTGAATAGCCGCTAAGAGTTGCCGTTCCGTTGGGAATGATCTGGCGACGAGTTACGTCTGCGCTCGTAAGAGCTGCGGAGAACGTAGTGTCTGTAACTTCTGTAAGAGTGTGAGTGGCTGTAAATGGAGCTGGAAGACCAGTTACGACGATGGACTGTCCTACGACGAAAGTGTGGACGCGTCGAGTGTAGAACGTGGCGACGTTAGCTTCTAGCTTGTATTCGACTACAGCCGTCGAATTCTGAATAAGCAGCGGGAGAATCGCCTGTTCCGCTGTGTCGATAATGTCGTTTAGATAAGCGTCGTCGTAGAGAGAAGAGCTAACGCCTAAGACGGATCTTAGCTGCGAAGCTGTAATGATGTTAGGCATTAGCCCTTCCCTTCTACTGCTCGCCTAGCTCGGGAG